TAATTTAAGATATGAGATATAATAATTCAAATATACTAACTACTATATCGGGAAAAAAATATTTTCAAAGAAAAACATACCCACAAATCCCCACTGATGATAACGATATATATATTATAACTACTACAGGAGATAGATTAGATACTCTTGCTTACAGTTATTATAACGATGTGGAATTATGGTGGGTAATATCTATAGCTAATAATAATATTACTAAAGGTTCAATGTTTCCAATCCCTGGAACTCAATTAAGAATTCCTAGTAATATTAATATGGTATTAAATTTATTTGATACCGAAAATAATTTATAATAATGTTATGTCTATATTTAAAGAAACTTTTGCTCCTGAAATTAGTAAACAATTAGAAGCTCGCCAAAATTTAATTGGAAAGAAAGATAGAACTAACCAAGATATAGTTTATCTAAATGCAAAAACTTCTTGGGTACAATTACGTTCTAGTGTTAATATTAATACTCCCTATACCGTAGCTCCTATAAAATTAGCAGCTGATAATGTATTATTTGGGGGATTATTGACTGATAATAATAATTTAAGACATGGAATAGGTAATGCTCAAATAGCTGCGTATAGTAATCAAACATATAATAAATCTTCTAATACTTTATCTGATAATTTATTAGGTACTAGATTAATGCCTGGTATAACTAATGTTTCTATTCAAAGTAAAAGTGCATATGGTTCATTAAGACAAGCAACTGTTAATTTTCAATGTTGGGATATAAAACAACTTGAAATAATGGAGCAATTATATATGAGACCTGGATATACAGTATTATTAGAATGGGGTTGGTTACCTTATATAGATAATAGAGGAATACTAACAGATAGATTATACCATGATGATATATTTTTTAATAGAAGGGATATTAATATTCAATCATATTTAAATGAATTAAGAACTATATCTTTAAAAAGTAATGGTAATTATGATTCTATGTTTGGGTATATAATGAATTATAATTGGAATTATAGAACAGATGGGGGTTATGATTGTATGGTTGAAATAATATCAACAGGTGAAATATTAGAATCATTAAAAATAAATTATTCAGGAGCTTCGGTTTCTTCTAATGATTCAGGTACTTTATTATCTTCAATTCAATATAACAATATTAAAGATATACAAAAAGATTATAGAAGAAATATATTAGCAGGATTAATTTCTGAGACATATGCCTTATGCTTAGCAAATAATAAAAATGAAAATAGTGTTGGAATTATTAAATATTTAAATAACAAACTTGGAAAATTTGGTGAAATCGAATTTGCTCGTTTAGAAATAGAATTAGAGGCTAATGAAGGAAATTCTAGTGATGTAAATAATACATCATTGAATTCAAATAATATAGAGGGAAGTATAAACGATACTGATTCTAATATATATATTACTTTGGGATCATTTATAAGTTTATTAAACAATTTTGTATTATTAGAAAATCCTAATGCAATTGGAGATAAAAGCATAACTAACTTACGTATATATGACAGACCCACCTCTAAAAATCCTGACGGATTATTAACATGTTTGTATCATCCCCTACAAATATCAGTTGATCCTAGAATATGTATTTTACGAAATGATCTATTTGAAAAAGTAATACAAGGAATTAACATAACTGCTCCTAAACAAGATAATTCAGATATAAAATATATTCCTATTAATAGTGAGAAAAAAATATCATACAGAAAAATCATAAAGGAATTAATAAAAGGTAAAAATGAAGGAGTTGATCAAGGAAAAATTATTTCTATATTAAATCAGATATCAACTAAAGAAGATTTATCAGGAATATCAGATACTTTTTATGAAGATTATAATAAATTATTTTATGATTTTTTAAAAGAGGATACTATAAATGGATTTGGTGATAACTCTATAACATTATTTGATTTAAATAATGTATTTGGAAGATTAAATATAGTTAAAGAAGATGTATTTTATAGTGAAAATGATTTTAAAAAAGCATTAGTAGGATTTATATCATATACTACTAATGATTATATAATACAGGGATTTTTAGATATTACTCCTGAAGAAAGAAAGAAAAGAAATATCCAAATCCAAAAATTAAAAACATTAGAACAAATAGAAGTATTAGATGAAGTAAAAACAGAAATAAATTCAACTAGTGAAGGATATTTATCTCTATTAAATAAACTTAAATCACCTTACTATATACCTGATCAAAACCCACAAATTGCCCTTCATGGAAATATATATATTAATTTGAGATTATTATATAATATGGCTTCAAGTGGTGAGTTAGAAAATCATGATAGTTCTGAAAAAAATTCAATAAATTTAACTTCATATATCAAAGATATGATGGTTTATATACAAGAATCTATAGGAAATATAAATAATTTTGAATTAATAATAGAAGATAATGTAGGGTATATAGTAGATATTAACAATGTGCCTAATAATGATAATATATCACCTTTTACTTTTGAAATAGGAAATAAAAATTCTATAATACAAAATATATCATTAGGTTCTCAAATTTTTTCTGACCAAAGTACAATTATAGCTGTAGCGGCTCAATCAGATGCTGGAAAATTAGGATTAGAAAATACTTCTATGGTAGCTTATAATACTGGAATACAAGATAGAATGATATCTAAAAAAGATACTCCTATTAATTCTAATATTACTATTAAGGATCAAATATCAGATTTTACTTTAAGTTTGTTAGATTTGAAAGAATTATTTGACTCCATGAATAAAGATATGGGAGGTATATTTGATTCAGAATTATTTACTGATAATATTGATAAATACAAAAAATCATTATCAGATATAATCACTTTTTTTACATCCCAATATAAATCAGATAACAAATATAAATCTATTCTTCCTACTAAATTATCAATTACTACTGACGGTATTGGAGGATTAATTATTGGTAATATTTTTAATGTAAATAAAGATTTTATTCCCCAAGCATATAAAGGTGAAAAAGGAGTAGGAATAGATTTACAATATTTAATAACTAATATTAAACAAAATATAGATAGTAAAGGTAAATGGATTACCATAATAGAAGCTAATCCTTTTATTCCTGATAATTCATTCAATTTATTAACACAAAACCAACCTCCATTCCAATTAAATACTACTTTTACTAAAACTTATATATATGATAATACAACATCTTCTATTAGAGAAGATATACAAAGTAATATCCAATCCCCTTCTACTCCTCCCCAAGGCATTATAGGTGATAATAGAGCTATGGCTTCTGCATTAAACTATACTTTTGGTTCTTCTAATGGAACTAGAGGTGCTTGTGCTCGAGGAACTTATCATATCGGGGAAAAATATATATTGTTTAAATCAGGTAAAGATAAACAAGTATTTAGAGGTACTAGAGAAGGAAGATCAGGAGGAGATGCTTGGACTGAAGGTCATAGAAATGCTTTAACTAAATTAGGATATAAATCAACATTAATAGGAACTAATTATAGTAAAGCTCAAATGGAATCATATTTAGGTTCTAGAAGATGGAATGTAGGAGAAATAGCTACTTATTATTCTAATGAAACAAAAAATAATATTCCTATTCATTATCATTCTCAAATATATACAGGAGGTATGACTTATGATCCTAATATAAACAGTTATATTTTAAATCCTAACGCTTCTAGATGGGCATCTGATAATCCTAATAATTATAATTCTAATTTTGTATATAACGGAAAATCTCAAAATTCTTATACAATATACTCTCATATACTTTCTTAATTAATATTAAATTATGAGACCTCCAAAAAACCAATTAATAGAAAAATTATATACTAAGGGTAATGAATTTATGTTAATAAAAACATATGAAAATTATGTAGGTTATTATCATTGTGTGTCAGGAAAATATTATATAGGTGCTGATTATAAAGAAAATGCTATCCAATTAATACCATTTACAAAAGAAAAATCAAAAATAGCATCATCATTTTCTAATATTAATCCTCTATATACCAAATTAAATAATAATATAATAAAAAATATCAAAAAAAATACTTTTAATATAACAAGAATTCAATATATTCCAACTATTACACCAACTGAAAGATTTTTTATAAAAACAAGGTCTACCCCTTCACCTATAATAGAAGTAAATAATATAACTCATTTTAAAGCAACTAATTCTCCTTTATATTATACTCTTAAAATACTTTGGGATATAAATAAAAATTATGAATCCTATTATCCAGAATGGGAAAAAGAAATGCCAGGTATAAAACAACACCTTAATTCAATAAACACTCCTATAATAAATGATATAACTAATTAATATATGTTTTACATCATCGAAAAGCAAAATCAATTAGATAAACTACATATAGAAGATGAATTATTTGTTCATATTATCCCCACAAACCCAAACTATCACCCTGCTCTTCAAGATATTAGTTTGATATATATTAGAGGAATAAACAGTCATAAAGGTTATATATTATGTATAAATCATTCCGAATCATTCTCGATAGATAAACGTGATATTATTAACAGATTATCACCCCTCAATAAAATATATGTGTTGGATAAGAAATCATTTCTTCATCATGTATCTCCGTTTATTTCATCAGATATAATATATGATATCTCATTATATAATTCTCTATTTAGTATACAAAATGAAATCAATATAAATCAATTTGAAACTAAAGTAGAAGTTGATTTTAATAGTAAATATTTTGATAAAGAACCATCTATAATAATCCCCATATCAAAACATTATGAAAAATGGGAAAATACTTATGATTATTTAGAACCATTAATATCTAAAATAACACCATATAATTCTTATAATTTAATAAATAATATAGCATTATATATGTTTTATAATATAGAGAAAGAAGGAATTCATTTAGATAAAAAATCATTTATAAAACATTTTGGTGATATTAGAAACCCTCAATTTAATATCAAAAAGGGGAAGATATTTACTCAGTATAATTTCAATACTATAACAGGAAGACCTTCAAATAGATTTAATAATATTAATTTTGCGGCATTAAATAAAAAAAATAATGAAAGAGAATCATTTATTCCTAGAAATGATAAATTTATTGAAATAGATTTTAATGCTTACCACCCTAATATAATATCTAGAATGGTGGGGTATGAATATAATACTTCTTTAGATTTTTATAACGAGCTAGCTAAAAACTTCCCTAATTCTAATCCTGGTAATATTAAAGAATTAGTATTTCAACAATTATATGGGGTGATAAATGAAAAATATGCTAATAAACCATTTTTCAAAGAAACTTATAAATTTAGTATGGAAAAATGGGAACACTTTATAAAAGGAGAACCTATTCAAAACAATGAATTAGGAAAAATATTTACAAATGAAATTATAGAAAACCCCACCCCTGCTAAATTACTAAATTACTTAGTTCAGAATAATGAAACTATATATAATATAATCCAATTTAATAAAATATTTAAAATGTTGGAAGAGGCAGATTCAAAAATAATATTATATACTTTTGATTCTTTATTAATTGATGTTTGTAATGATGAAGAGGAAACAATAAGAGAAGGAATAAGGGAAATACTAAAATTTAACTATTCTACTAAAGTAGGCGAAAATTATAATGAAATGGAGAAAATATAATATTTATTATAAAAAAATGTAACTATCCCGTTATATAATAATTATATATTTTGAACCAAAATAAATTATTCTGTACTTTTTCTTTATATGAGGATTTAGATAATATCATTAATATTCTTATAACCCATTATACTGTATTATATTCAAAAATATTTGTATTGGAATTATCTTCTACTAATGAATATGTTTGTACTTATAATATAGATACAGGTAATATGTCTTCAGAGGTTATACTTCCTAATATAATGTCTATACATAGAAAAAAAGATTCTAATAGTTTATACAGTTTAAATGGTTTAAATGCATTAATAAAAAAATTAAATAATGGCGTAATTAATAATAATTACCCTATTAATTGGCCTGATTATAAAAACAGTATTATATTATCTAATAAAGGTGAATTAAATATTTCAAAAACAATAGTTAAAAAGATCATAAATATTTGATAAAATATTTGGCTTTTAGAGATTTCTTTATTACATTTAATTTGTACATTTAAACAAAAACTACAAATACACATGGATTTTAATCTATTAAAAGCAAAGTTAGATTCTTTGAATGGCTCTAAGAAGTCGGAAACCAAAGAAAAAATTGATTACAGTAAGTATTATTGGAAGCCACAACCTGGTAAGTATCAAATTAGAATAGTACCTTCATTATTCGACAAATCCACTCCATTTCGTGAAATATTTTTCCATTATAATTTGGAAAGATATCCAATTTTAGCTCTAAGTAATTGGGGTGAACCAGATCCTATTATTGAATTCAGTCAAGAATTAAAGAAAACAAAGGATAAAGAAAATTATTTATTTTCTAAAAAATTCGACCCTAAAATGAGAGTTTTTGCTCCTATTATTGTTCGTGGTGAAGAAGAAAAAGGAGTACGTCTTTGGGAATTTGGAAAAGATGTTTATAAAGATTTAATGGGGATAGCATTAGATGAAGATTATGGAAATTTTACTGATATAGCTATAGGAAGTGATTTCACCATTGAGGCTGAAACAAAAGAAGCTATGGGAAGAAAATATGTTGGTTGTACCGTTAGAATTAAACCTAAACAAACTCCTCTATCTAAAAATGCAGATGAAGTAGAATTATGGTTAAATAATCAACCTGATATATTAGAGTTAAATAGAAAACTTGAATATGATGAATTAAAAGAGAAATTAGCCAAATATTTAACTCCTGCTGATGATTCTCAAACATCTGATAATATTGCAGAAGCACCTATTTCAACCACTTCCTTAAGTACAAAACCATCAGATAAATTTGACGACTTATTTCAGAAATAATATATGGCTAAAAAACTATCCCCATCAGAGACTATCACCCATGTATTGGGTGATAGATCTAAATTTAGTTTATCTGATTTTAAAAAGTCCAAATTCTTAGATAATACTTCAAATTTCAAAGAACAAAAATGGATTCCATTTACCCCGGCTGTTAAAGAAGCCCTTTCTATTCCTGGGGTACCTATGGGACAAATCACGATAGCACGAGGAGGTTCTGATACAGGTAAAACAACTTTACTAATCGAAACTGCTGTCACCGCTCAAAAAATGGGTATATTACCTGTATTTATAATTTCGGAAATGAAGTGGGATTTTTCTCATGCTCAGAAAATGGGATTAGAATTAACTGCTATCCCAGACGAAAAAACAGGCAATATAATTAATTATGATGGATTTTTTCTATATATTGATAGAGGTTCAATTAATTGCATTGAAGATGTATCAGCATTTATTTCAGATATTTTAAATGAACAAGCAAAAGGTAAGCTACCATATGATTTATTATTTTTATGGGATTCCGTTGGTTCTTTACCATGTCAAATGAGTGTAGAACAAGGTAAAAATAATCCAATGTGGAATGCTGGAGCAATGGCTACCCAATTTGGTAATTTTATTAATCAACAATTTCCATTATCACGTAAAGAAAAATATCCATATACTAATACATTTTTTGTCATAAACAAAACAGGTGTTCAACCCGCTATGATGCCAATGGCACAACCTAAGCGTACAAATAAAGGGGGTGATACAATGTATTGGGATGCTGCTGTTGTTACTACTTTTGGAAATGTTACTAATTCAGGTACTTCTAAAATTAAAGCAACTAAAAATGGTAAATCAGTTGAATTTGCAAAACGTACTAAAATAGCCATAGATAAAATCCATGCTGATCATGGAGTTGCTACTGCTTCTACAATAATAGTTACTCCTCATGGTTTTATAAATGATACTCCAAATGCTATAACAAAGTATAAAAAAGAACACGCTCATGAATGGTTTGATGATTTGAAAGATATTGATGACTTACAAATAATTGAGGATTCAAGTGAGTGGAGCGAAACTACTACTATTTCCCCTTTAGTAGCGATAGATGATATGGATTCAGAATAAAATTAATACCTACCCCTAACTAATGGTTCCTGGGTTATCCTAGGAACCTAATTTTTCAAATTATTACATTATATGAATGAAAAATGGATAAAGATCTTATAAATAAATTATTAAAAGGATTAAAATCAAATCAAAATACTTCAAGAAATTCAAGAGTTCTAATAATAGATTCAATGAATACATTTCTAAGAAGTTTTGCTATGATACAACATTTAAACCCTAATGGACATCATGTTGGAGGATTAGTTGGATTTCTTAAATCAGTTGGATATGCTATAAAATTATATAACCCTTCTAGGGTTATATTAGTCTTTGATGGGCAAGGAAATTCCACCAACAAAAAATATCTATATCCTGAATACAAAGCAAATAGAACCAATCTGAAAATAACAAATTGGAAAACTTTTGATACTAAAGAAGATGAAATAGAATCAATGGTAAACCAAATGGGAAGATTAATTGAATATTGTAAGCAACTTCCTGTATCTATTATATCTGTTCCTAAAATAGAAGCTGATGATGTAATCGGTTATTTAGTTAATTATTTTGAGGGGGATCCTGAAAATGACAAAATTCATATAATGTCTGCAGATCAAGATTTTCTTCAATTAGTTTCTAACAAGACCGAAATATATTCTCCCACTAAGAAAAAAAATTATTCTACTGATGATGTAATTAATGAATATAAAGTACACCCTCATAATTATATATATTATAAAGTACTGATGGGGGATTCGGGGGATAATGTTCCTGGTATAAATGGATTAGGAGAAAAAAAATTATTTAAATATTTTCCTGAACTCTTATCTCCTTCTTTATTATCATTAGATTATATAAAAAACAAATCAATAGATAATAGAGATACTCATGTAATATATGAAAGAGTAATTGAATTTGAAAAACAATTAGATGTTAATTTTCAATTAATGTCATTATCAATTCCTAATATAAGTGACGGGGATAAAGCGGATATACTTAATATAATTAATACTCCACCACCTACGCTGAATATTGGAAATTTCATGATGATGACTGAGAATGACCAATTGAATGAGCGCATAAATTGGGTTTCATGGCTCACAGAAATATTTCAATCATTAAATTGGAAAAAATAAAAATATATTTTAATTAGTTTAATTTAATTAGTGTTGTCATATATTTATTATTATGAATTATAATAAAATATACAATCAATTAATAGAAAGAGCCCAAAATAGAACCTTAGAAGGTTATAAAGAAAAACATCATATTATTCCTAAATGTTTAGGGGGAAGTAATGGTAAAGAAAATTTAGTAGAATTAACAGCAAGAGAACATTTTTTATGCCATAGACTTTTATGTGAAATTTATCCTAATGAGGCCAAACTTAAATACGCTTTATTTTTAATGGCTATTGGTAAAAGAAAATATAAATCTAATCATCATATTATAAGTAGTAGAGTATATGAACTACTTAAATTAGACCATTCTTTATTTCTTACCGGAGGACATCATACAGAAGAAACTAAGAAAAAAATTAGCAAATCAAATTTAGGAAAAACTAGATCTGAAGAAATAAAAATTAAAATGTCTAATAGTAGAAAAGGACATCCAATGTATACTAATGAGTGGAGACAAAAAATAAAAATTGCTAACACAGGAAAAATACGTACTGATGAATATAAAAGAAAGTTTTCTGAATATATGAAGAAAAAGGAAAGAACTAAAGAATGGAATCAAAACATTTCTAATAATAGACATAAACTTATAGAAGTAAAATCCATCCCTATAATACAATATAATTTAGAAGGGGAATTTATCAGAGAATGGAATAGTATGACCGAAGCCTCAAAATCATTAAATAGACCCCCTTCATCATTATCAGAATGTTGTAGTGGTATCAGAAAACAAGCCTATGGTTATATATGGAAGAATAAAATTTCTTAATTATTATCACCCTATCACATTTAAATAATTATACACTTTGACAAGCTTACAAAAGTTAGATTTATATGGTAATACATTTCAACAAAAAATTATTGGATTATTATTAACAGATAAAAAGTTTTTAGTTGATGTATATGATTCATTAACTGATGAATATTTTGAACATCCTTCACGAAAATGGATAATAAAAAATATCCAAAAATATTTCCAAAAATATCATACTACTCCTACAATGGATTCTTTAAGTATTGATGTTAAAAAGGAAGAAAATGAACTCCTCAAAATATCAGTAATAGAAGAATTAAAACAATCTTATACTTTAACAGAACAATCAAATGATAAAGAATATATAGAATCTGAATTTTTTGAATTTTGCCAAAATCAACAAATGAAGAAAGCTATTATGACTTCTGTTGATTTATTACACGATGGTGATTATGATTCTATAAGACAACTTATATCTAAAGCTATAATATCCTCCCAACAAAAAGATATAGGACATGATTATGAAAAAGATATTGAATCCCGATATAGACCTGATGATAGAAATGAAATACCCTTTCCATGGCCTGAATTAAATAATATTACACAAGGAGGATATGGAAAAGGTGATCTTATCATATTTTTTGGAGGACCTGGAGCTGGAAAATCATGGGCTGTTATATCAATGGCTGTAGAGGCTGCTAAATCAGGTTTAAATATTGTATATTATAGTTTAGAATTAGGAGAAGGATATGTGGGAAAACGTATGGATGCTAATTTAACAGGAATTCCTGTAGATCAATTAATAATGTATAGGTCTAAAGTAGAAAAAGCTGTAGAAGGTATTAAGGGAAAATTAATAGTTAAAGAATATCCTCCAAAACGTGCTTCTTTAGCTAATGTTGAAACACATTTAGATCAATTAC